TGGAATTATAACTACTTCTTCCACCACTTCTACTAGAAGAACTAGCTTTTTTTGCTAGGTTAAATTCCTTTTTCCAATGAGTATCTGCAACTTTATCTCTCTTCTTTTGATATGCAAATTGTTCATTGTATTGTCTAATTTGTTCAGCAAGTGCATTCTCTGTATTCATTTGAGATAATACATTTTGCCATCTATTGTAGTATTGATTATCTATATCATTTCTCATATTTATTTTAGTTTGTAATAATTGATTTTTATATTGGAATCCATTTAAACTTAACTCTAATTCTGTTTGAAGAGCTTGATATGCTATTTCAGCAAGTTTACTATTGTTAGCAAGTCTAGCTTGTGCTATTCCATTATCATAATTTTGTACTGCTAAATTATAACTTTCTCTTGCTGTTGAAACTCTATTTTGATATGTGTTATACATTGATATTTTTGAACTCTCACTATAACCTGTTCCCCTTAATCCATTTGCTGCCATTTGTTCAGCATTAGCACCGTATTGATTTGATTGTTTTTGCCAATCACTATATGCTCCTCTTTGCTCTTTTAGATAATCTTTTTCAGCTTTTTCTTTTGCCTGATTAATTTCATTTACAGCAAGTTCAGTTTGTTGATTTTGTAAAACTTGTTGTGTATTTGCATAATCTTTAGCAGCATTAATTTGATTTTGATAAAATTGATCGCTTTTATTAATCATATTGTTATACGCATCATCTACTTCATTTAGTTTATCTTGCTTTTCATTTTCTACTGTCTTAAATCTTTCATCATCATAATTAATTGCATAATTATTTGCCATTTTTACCTCCTTATCTCTTTATATATGCTCCAATAAATGCTTCAATCATTATTGATTCAAGTTTCATTGGTTTAGTAGAACTAATCTTTATTTGCATATCTTTAAATTTCTTTTTCTTTATTCTTGCTACTATATAATCTGATACATCTGTAAATGTTTTTATTAATGTCATAGCATCCTTATTTGTACTTACTGAAACATCTATTGATTCACCTTCAGCTTCTATTACACATCCTCTTTTATTTGTTGTTTTTTGATAATTACCATATCCAAATGTATCTTTAGAAGTAGTCCAATAACTATTTACATCTCCATTGCTAGTTAGTGAATATAATCCATCATTACATCCTAGATATAACACACCATCTTTTACCATTGTTGTTTTTATTTCTTTTGGTAATTCCCAATAGTACCAATCATATTCATAGGCACCATTTAGATTTGATACACCTCTTGAATCAGCTAAATAAACATGAGTACCTATTATTACAAGTAAATACCCATTCCATTCTTCTAATATCATATCTGTATAATTTGCTTCTTTTAAAAGTTTGCTATCAATAAATGAACTTCTATGTGCTACTATTTGTTCACTTGTTATATCTCCTGAAATACCTTCTAAACCTCTATCACTAAAGAAACATATATCATCATTAAAATTAATTCCACTTGCTACACATCCTGTGCTTATTGAAGAATGTGAACTAGGATATATTTTTCCATATTGTGCATCAATTGTAGGTATATGATAAAAAACTGTTGTATTTGCCTGTGATGGTTCTTTAAACACCCATAAAGCATTATTTCCTGGTATTAATGCTTTTACTTTGGCTAAATCTAATCCCTCATTGTAATAATCCAAATCACTTACATATGTTGGATCATCTAATGAACTATGCCAAACAACATTAGGATAATTAGGATTGCCACTAAAGAATACTCTATTATCAAATACAGCAACTAATTTACAATTCATTATCATACTTTGATTTTCAGTATTTACTTTTTCATATGTTATTTCTACATTATCTCTACCATCTGTATCAGGTTTACTTGGTGCTTCACCAAATGTTACTTTTCCATAAGTAGTATCTACTGTGTATTCAGTTGCTCCAGGATTTGATAAAACCTTTGTATATTCAACATCATTTACCATTACTAGAGATACATCAGTTATATTTTGTGCATCTAAAAAATATTCTGTTGAATCATCATCACCTAAAAATGTATTTTTCCTATATTTTGATAACAAGTTTACATCTTCATATATTGTTCCACCACCAGCAGGAAGTCTGCTTATTGAAGTAGTAGGTATATATCCATCTACATTTGACAATGTTGTACCATTATATTTCAAATAATTAGCACTATCTTTTATATATAGAATATTGGAATAAACAAAGAAATGACTTTTTACTGGTATCATTCCTGTAAATCCAGTAAATGTTAATTCAGTTTTAACACCATTTTCAATTTTATATAGTTTTGTTCCACTATGAACTATTAATTGATTTGTTGAACCTACTTCATAAAAAAATAGCCCAAATATAGGACTATCAAATGAAGATAATAATTCCATATCTGGGCGAGTTTCTAACATATTTGATGACTTATAATTCTTATACAAATTAAGAGCATCAGGACTTCTATTTAAAGAGATTTCTCCTTCTCTGGTATCTATACCTCTAAAATTATAATATTTTCTTGTTACTAAAGAACCACTTGTTGCCATTTAGTACCTCCTTATATTTCTATTCCTCCATCAATCTCAATTGCTCCTAAAGCATATCTTGAATCTAATGTTTGAATCATTTCTCTATATCTATTTGCATATATATTTCCATATTGATTTGATACATCTGATTTCAATAAATCTGCTGCAATACCATATGGTGCTATTTCAAGTGCATCCATTGATAAATCTAATATAGTGCTATCAGCAGTATTTTCATCAATTTTATTTGGATATTTATAATATTTGATTAATGCTTTACCATCTTCTAAAAATTTTACATGTAATTCATCTAAGTATTCATATTCTACATTTTGAATATTATTAATTTGATAAAATATATTTCTTGTATCAGGTTCTTCTGTATCTAAATTTCTACCTAATGTAGTTAAATCTAATACTTCATCTTTCTCTACTTCCATTTCTTCATATGCAGGTATTTTTTTAAATCTAGCAAGCTCATATAATATTTGATTTATAACATATGGAAGTTTTGCTTCGATATCAGGATCATCAGTCATACTTTCTGAATCACTTATTTCTTCTATTAATGATAAGGTTTTCTTTTTTAATTCTTCTAATGTCATTTTATTCACCTACATTACTTTCTTTATAGATTTCCTTCATATCCTCTATTTCTTCTTTTAGTCCTGCAAGTGTTGTAATTTGTACCTGAGGAATTATAAATCCTTCATTTTCACTCCATATAAGAATAGTTCCTTCTGGTACTTCTATAGATACTTCAGAATGTTCTTTTATCTTATATGGTTCTTGTTCTGTATCACTATCAATAATTGTTGTAAGTGTTAAATCTTTAAAAATTTGATGAACTCTTCCATCTTCTGTTTTTTCTTCAAATTCAGTATCTTTAAATACTTTTTTTCCATATAATTGTTTTAAATTTGGTTTTATCATGTAATATTCTAATTTTTCTTCCATATTTATTTCCTTTCTTACACTCTTTTAGGAGTTGCACCTAAATATTCTCTTAGAGTGATAAAAAAGCCCATAAAGGGCTTCTATTATAGAGTTTTTAATACAACAATTTCTTCTGGTCTTACAACCTTAGCACCAAATGCATACAATCCTTTTAATGCATCTTCAAATGAATCATGTGGTCTGTAAGCTTCTACTTTATTGATTTGTTCAATAAATGCTACAGCATGTTCAGTTCTTAAGATATTATAAGTAGTATCATTTGCAGTAGTTGTTTGTCCTTTTGGTAAAAGGTTTTCAATAGTAACTTTTGCATTACCATACATACCTACAATACCTTTCTTAGCCATTTCAACATTGTTTGTTAAAAGTTCTAAGATATTTGGTCTGAATACTTTATGGAATTTAGGGCAAATTTCTAACCAATAATTATCAGAAACTTTGCAATTATTTCCATATAGAATTTCAAATCCATCTTCAACTATTTCTAAAGCATTTGATTTTGTAGCAGCTTTAGCAGTTGTTGAAGCTATAGTTGGTGTAGTTGCATCTACTCCAGCTTTAACTATTGAAGCTACATATTTATCTCCTTCTTCAGATAATGCAAGTGAACCTTCTTTAGCAGAAGCTTCCATTGCTCCTGGAACAGTTTGTGCTTTTAAGATATCATCAAATCCAATATTGAAGTATCTGAATTGGTCGATATCAATATCAACACTTGTACTAGAGATTGCATCTCTTGTAATTGCTGTACCTGGTACATAATTTCTAACAGTAGGTCTTACTGCATTTAAAACTCTAACTTTTGTAGCATTTTTACTATCTCTTTCATATTTGAAATCACAGTGATTTCTTAATGAAGTAATAGTTTCTAATGCTCTTTCATAGGCTTTATGCCATATAGTTTGTTTAGCATTGTTCATTATAAATCATTCCTTCCTTTTTCTTATATTTGGAAGTACTTATTCTAATTTTTGCCTGTCATACTATTTCTAACAGCATTCCAAACAGCATCATCATCTAAATCATCTAATGATAATTTAGCAATTTCTTCATCTGTATAATGGTCTTTAATAGTATTAGGTTTTGTTGACTTCATACTTCCCATTTGATTAATGCTTTCTTTTGGTTTAACTGATTGATAAAACTCATATTTTTCTTTAAGTGTCATATTAGGATCAAGTTTAGAAGCAAAATTTTTAAATTCCTCTTTTTCAATATCCTCTTTAGTGATACCTAATGAGTTCATTTCTTTTTCGCTTTCTACTCTTTTTCTTTCTTCTGCCAACTTAGTAAAAATAATTTTGTCTCTATCAGTCATATTTTCATAACCAATATTTGCCAATCTATCCACTTCACTCACTATTTCATCATATCCTAAATCAATAATTGAGTTAGCTTCTTTCTCAGCTCCTGCTTCCATATCAAACTCATTATATTTTGGTTGATATGTTGGCACTTCAATTCCTTTATCTTTATAGAAATTTCTTAGATTATCTGTAGCTTCTTTTATATTAGAAGTACCTAATCCTGCATTTAATACTGATTCAGCTTCTAGATAATCTGAATACTTTTCTTCATATTCTCTTCTTATCTTTGCTTCTTTTCGAGCTATCTTCTTTGCTAATAGTTCATCAACTTTAGCATTTAACTCTTCCTCAGTATAAGTTTTAACACTTTCTTCTGCCTTTTCTGGCTCAGCGGCTGTTGCACCTTCAACAAGTTCTTCTGTTGCTTGTTCATCAACATTTTCAGTAACATCAGTTACAAGTTCTTCATTTTCTTCCATGATTTTCCTTCCTATTTTTTAAAGTCTTTGCTTGACTATTCCATATCTTTTAATGTCTTAAATGCTTGGACAATTAAAAAAGCACTATTGCTGTGCTTGATTAATCATATTTTGTGCTTCATTAATTTGTGAAGCTTGCTGTTCTACATCTCCGCCTAAGAATTGATTTGCTCTTTGTCTCATCATTCTAGCTTGTGCATCTATTTGAGCGATTCTTTGTTGTTCTTCTTCCATCATTTCTATAGCTTCTAATATCTCTTGTTTTGGCATTGTAGAATCATCTTGCAATAAACTTGCATATATTTTTAATTCTGGTAGTTTTTGAACATTAAACATACCTGCTTTAAACATGTTTTCAATAGATAATTCTCTAGCATATTTATCGTATGGACTTGTAGGAGTAATATCTATTTTTACTGTTCCTTTTAAATTCTTTAATACACTTGATGGGATGTTAACTAATTGTGTATATTCTTCACCAGTTTCTTCGTCAGTTGTATCTTCTTCTAATTTCATACCATTTGGAGTATATATCATCCACATATCTAACCATATTCTTGCTATATCTTCTATAAATCTTTTTAATCCTGTAGATTGTTCTGTTAATGGTTGTTGTGAGGCTTGTTGCACTGCTAGTATAGCTTTACCACTTGCTTTTTCTGGATCAATACCTCCAGTAGCAATATCTGTTGAGTTTTTAAGTTCTCTAGTAATTTGAATTAAATCACTCATTACTTTAGAAACATCAGCACTCATTGTTGTTGGTTGTAAGTATGTTATTATCTTATTTACATCTTCAACATTTGCTCCGCCTTTAGTCTTTAATATACCTCCAATTTGATTAATTGCATTTGGATTAGCTATCTTATCAGTATTTACAACTTTTTGGGCATATGCGCATTGTTTAACTGCTAATAAGTATCTTGCTAGTGTTTTATTTAATTCTAATTGATTAGGAATTAAACTTCTAACTTCCCCTTCGCCTCTGCTCCATCCTTTTTTCTCTTTCCATGGAAAATGAGCAATTGGATAAAGAGTTAACTTAGTATCTTTTGGTTTAATGATATCTACATATTTAACAGCTGATTGAAACCATACAGTTCCATTTTCTTTCCACATTTTAGTAACATATGTACACATATCATCTTTTTCTTGTTTTGAATCATCGCCAGTTTGATCAAACATATCATTATCACCAATAATGTAATTAATTAATGATTCACTAGCACCATTTCTTAATGCTAATTCTTTTGCTTCTGCTACTGGCATTCTTTTTGCTATTATTATATAAATTTGATTTTGAATATCACTTGATTGCTCATTAGCAAAATGCACATCATTTTTACTTATTATTTCATTTTGAGGTTCATTTGTTTCAGAATCATAATCTACATATATAATTCCTTCATCATTTACACATGAATCTTTTGATGATTCTCTAATTTTTTGATCCATTTGGTCTTTTTCCCAAACTTTAGCTGCTTTTTTATCAAGTAATTCGCATACTCTTTTAGCAGTTTTTCTATATTCTTTTTGTTCGAAATTTTCACTTGAAAAATGAATAGCATATAGATTTTGATTTACTGTACTAACTTTATAATTAACAATTGTTTCAATGAAGTTATATTGTGCTTTTTCTATTCCATCTATAATAGCACCATACCACTGGTCTCCATTGTACATCCTATAATTTAAATCTGTATCAGTATACACTTTCATTTGTCTAAGATAGCTTCTACCTTTTTCAAATAATTGCCATGTATCTGTTTTTCCTATTTCTTCAATACTTTTTATATCCATACTACCCTCCTATTATTCAAGTTTCTTTTGTCCAATTGGTGTTCCATTGTAATTATCAATGTTTTCTGAAATAACTTTGAATTTATTTAATTCTTCTTCTACTTCTTTTTGTTCTTGATGTTCCCTCACAATTTGAACTGGGCTTTTAATCTCTATATTTTCACCTTTACTTACTTTTTGTCCTATTTTTGCTCCAAAATAAAAGCATAGAATATTTCCTATGCTAACTATACCCACTAATATCAATGATTCCATTATTTATCCTCTTTTTTCTTTTTAGTTTTTGGTTTAGTTTCTTCTAATACCTCTTTAACAGTATCATTGATTATCTTATCAGTTTCTTCTTTACCAATTACTTCTTCACAAACTTCTCTTAATTTTCTAAGCATTTTCTTTTTCATTTTATACCTCCACATTTCTTTTAAATTCATTACTTTTTATAACTTTATTTTCAACTTTTGTATAAACATCTAAATACATTTCATCTTTTTCACCATTATAAGTACATTCATAGTATCTTAAATCTGGTAATGTTGTACTTAGTAATGCTTTACTATTTTTTAATGTCTTACACATCCATACTACATAAACATCATGAATATCAATTTTAAAATTATCAGTTTTATCAAAATGTTCATTAGCATAATCAATTATTGCATTTTTACATATTACTTCAAATTCATAACTATCTTTCATTATCTTCATTTTCCTTTTCATTAAATTCTAAACCCAATTCAGAAATATTTGATACAATTACTTCTTTTACTGAATCATCTACTACAAATAATCCTTCTTTCATTTCTTCTATTAACTTTTTTCTATATTTTTCTTCCATATCATTAGATATAAAGCCATTTAATCTTACCATTATAACTTGCATAATTACCTCCTAAATAACTTTTATTTCTTCTCCATAATCCCTACTTACTGGTTCATCAAATGTTATTTCTTTAAATTCTGGATACATATAAATAGGTTCTTCATCAAATACAACTTGTAATCTTATTTCATGAGCTATTGCAAGTCCCATCATTTGATCATCATGTCCTCCTACTGGAGCTTCTATTCTTCCTTTTTCATTTTTAATTATTGCTAGCAATTCCTTTAATGTATCCTTATCATTTATCTTTTCTACATTCTCTCTAACAATTTCTACTAGTCTTGATATGATAGTAGGTCTTGTTAATGATGTAGTTCTGAATCCATATTTCTTTTCTAATTTGCCAGTATAAGTATCTTGTTGTTCTCTTATATATTGATTTGTATATCCAATTCTTTGTAATTCTCTTATTGGATAACTATCAAAATTACTTTCAATTCCTATTAATGCATTTTTATAATACTTGCCTAAGCAATACATTTGCTTTGTGTATAAATCTGCATCAAATTCATGTTTTAATACTGCTACTTGTTCACCAGTTTTAGCATCAAGTACATGTCCTGTGAAGTAATCGCTTCCTTCTCCGGCTGTATCTCCACCTATGCAGTATTTTGTTATTTTAGGTACATTAGGTATTTGATATATCTTAATGTATCCATCTTTATCATTAACCCATTTAATATCAGTTATCTTCATACCATCATACTTATATGTGAAGTATCCTGTTTTAATTGGTTCTTTTATGCTTTTTAATCTAGAATTAATTTGCTGTTTATCAAATGCTGGTGTTCCTGATGCAATAAATGCTTCTTCTGGAGTCATAGGATATTCTTGATGAAATTGTTCAACATCTCCGCTACAGTTATTTCTTATACACCATCTTCTCCATGTGATTTGTTCTAATGATAAGTTGAAATCACTCATTAACTGTTTTTCTTCTTTTGTTAGTTCAAATCCTGTATATGGCATTTTATATTCTTCTAATTCATGCCATCCTACGAATAATGGTATAAAATCATTTTCTCCTGCTTCTGCTGCATCCCACATTTCTTTAAAGTACTCATAGCCGTTAGCTGTACTTTCAATTAAGATCATTGTGTTAGGCAAGTTTGGCACTGCTTGTAGCAAACCTAACATTGCTTCTTTTTTATTACCAGGCCAGAAAGCTAACTCTGATATATGTAAATTATTTAATGTATCAGATCTTCCTAATCCTTCAGAACCTGCTGTCATACATTTTATTTTGCTTTTTAGTCCTGTTCCATTATCTTTATCAAATATTATTTCTTTTGCATTACTTGCTTTCTTTTCTGGCTTTAATTCTATTGGTAAGTTATCATATATTCTTTTGCTCATATTAAATAAGTTTGTTGTTGAATCTTCTTTGTGAGCAACTATACCAGAATTAATATTAAATTTAGTAGCTGTTTCTTTAAATAAAATAGATTCTACTAATGTACTAAATCCCATTTGTCTAGCTTTTAGTATTATTATTCTTATTGGTTTATTTAATTCTTTTTGTTTCTTTATTATGTTATATAACTTCAGTTGAGGTTGATTTAATTTAAAATCAATTATCTTTCCTGATTTATCTCTTATCTTTACATAGTTTTCTATATACTTTCTTGTGTTAATATTCATCTCTATCAACAACTTCTTTTAGTTTTTCTTCATAAGATAAATTCAAGTTCCCTTCAACTTTAGTAATATACTCACCATCCATTTTATTAAGAATATCTAATGCTTTCAATTTATCAGATCTATTTGCTCTTTTATCTTTTAGTATCATCTTAGTTAAAAATTCCTTTTTTTGTATAGTAGTCATTATATCTTTAGATTCTGCTTTATCTTGTAGTTCTTTAATATAATTTTGAATGTCAGTATTTGTCAGTAACTTGCTTGCATTTCTTCTTGCTGTTTCTTCAGTACATTTTGAATATGCTTTCATGTATGCTGCAGTACCATTACTTCCATTCTTAACATATTCTCTGCAAAATACCTTCTGTTTATTGTTTAATTCTTTCATAGGTCATAACACCTCCTATTTTATAGTGATTGCTTCACTTATTGGTTGGGAGTGCCAGATTCGAACTGACAACCTCTTGAATCCAGATCAAGACTTCTACCAAATTGAATTAACTCCCATTATTGGTTGTTGGAATAGGATTCGAACCTATATATGTTAGAGCCAAAATCTAATGTGTTACCTTTTCACCATCCAACAATAAAAAAAGAACTGTGTTATTCAGTTCTTATAAACATGGTTGCTGAAATCGGATTCGAACCGATGTCCTTCTGGTTATGAGCCAGATGTGATGACCACTTCACTATTCAGCTATAATGAGAACATATTTCTATGTTCTCTCCGCTATATTGACAACTAGGTCAATTAGCATTGTGTAATACACACTTAACAAAAAGAGGCTGTATTATTGCCGAAAGACAACTTTACCATACTGCTAATTGTTACCAACTCACCTGATTAGCAGTATTGAATAGATATAGACACACATTTCTTATCTCCCACCAATAAGTCTAATCATTAGTTATTTATTGCAAATCATAACAAACTTTCAATTTATTTTCATTGTGTCTAGGTTGATTATTTATATCTACTCAACACTACTAATTAAGTAGTGTGTGCATAGGTCCTTAATAGACACTGCTCTAATAATATACCGCTAATAAAAATATATTACTAGAACACTATCTATTAAAGATAGTGCGATATATCATCGACGAATAAAACTCTTATGAAATATTACCTCACCAGATAATTATCTCATAATACCATATTAACATATAAAAAGTGACATTGGGGTGACATCTTTATTTTGTTAGTTCTTTATATATTCTAATAACTTGTCTTTTACTATACCCCAGTATTGTACCAATTTGTTCAAATGTTTTCCCTTCTTGCTTTAACAAATATATTTTTAATTTAATTGGTTCAACTTCAGATAGTCTTTTTGTTTCTTTTATAATGAATCTTTCATATGCATTAATTGAATCTAATAATGAATATATCTTGTTATCACACTCTTCATCTTTTATTACATAATGAGTAAATTTATCAAATACTGGTATCGAATCACTTTTTCCTGGTATTATATCTTTTAATACTGGACTAGATGGTTGTGTTCTTTGAAAATTAATATTCTTTTTTTCTAGATATAATTCTAATTCATTATTTAATTTATCTATTTCCCTTTTTGCCCCCTCTATTGTTAAATGATCCATATTACCTCCATTGTTTTTTTATTACTTTTTTATATTGTTCCATACTTTGTATGTAAACTTCTATTACATATGGTTGTACAAATAATTCTTGATATTCTGATAAATCATCCACATATAATTCTATTGTATTAAATGTTGTTTTTACTATTACTCTATACATTCTTTATCTCCTAATATTTCAACTTCTAATCCTAATAGCATTTTAAACATTAATTTGTTGAACCAATTAAATTTTTTCTCTAAATATATTTCTATATTACCAATTGTTATTTTTGTTTTTGGTTGATATGTTTTATTTTCTTTAAATCTAATTAATAAGTTATTAGTATTCATTCTTTACTCCCATTTAGTTCTAATAGTTCTTTTATTTCTTTTATAGGTATTTCCATATATTCATTAAATTCAGTAAAGTTTTTACTTGAATCATATGTAATCCAGTTTTTAAGAATAAATTCCTCAACTTTGATTTTTCTTGATTTATCATATTTAACATATCTTCTTTGAACATCTTTTAAATTTCTTACAAATAACT